TCTCGCCGTCCTGCAGGTCAGCAAGAGAAGAGTTCAAGTTTGCGTAAGTACCTCGCGCAACCCGTATCGCAGTTCTGCCTGACGGTGTTCCGCTGGTAAAGCTGCCTCCATCTGCTGTTACCCCTGCGCCAGAACTTGCTGAAGTAATCCGGCCTTGCGCGTCAACCGTTATAGAAGCGTTGGTATAACTGCCTGCTGAAACAGCGGTGTCATCAAGATTGATGGTAATTGTGCCTGATCCTGTAACTGGACTGCCGACCGAACTAAGCCCCGTTCCACCAGCTACTGCAATCGCGGTGACCGTTCCATTAGTAAATGCTGTCCAGGTCGTATCGTAGTTAGTATTTGAAGCTTTGATCAATACTTGGCCTGTTGTACCACCTGTAGGCAAGCTCCCTGCCAATTGGACTAAATTTGAAACTGTTACCTTCTTTGTTTGGTCGTTGACTAGGTCAACAATGGGCAGCACGTCAGACCCAGCTGGGCTCGTATAAGCCGTCAGTTCTGAAATTTTGACGTTTGCCATGGCTTAGCCCCCTTTGAGAACAGTTTAAGACCAAGTGGCAATAGCCACTCGTTTCCAAGTGTTTGTGGCAACGCACACGTAGACGTAGTTGGCATCCCACGCAACTTCGCCTGCCGTACCAGTAGCCGTGGCTGATGCAGGCGTCAGTGTCGGAATAATCGGACGCGCGCCAAGCGTGACATTGGCAGCCGTGATAGCCGCCATGCTCGTCAACGTTCCAGCAGACTGGACCTGTAGATCAAGCTTGCCATCCTCTGTTGTGTCACTTGCATCGAGAACGGAAGATTCGACTTTTGCATATATGATCTGCTCCGGTGTTGTTGCATCGTTGTTGCCTTGAAAATTAATACCACTTAAAACATCATTATCTAAAGCTGCAACACTACTGCCGCGATGATGATAAAGAGTAATGTCTGCAGCACTGATAGGTATAGCTTCCGCAGACTCAACAAACAATGCTGTATTTTCAACGGATTCTGTTATGTGCAACGCATGTTGCGGGTCAGGCTCGCTAATGCCGACTTTGTCACTTTTAATTGTTAACCGCGCTGCGCCTGAACCAGCAGCACTCGTTATAAAATTTAGAATCCCGTCTTCGCTTGCGTCGGTTGTATCAACAACTTCGCACGAAATTTGCCCGTAAGCAATCTGCTCGCTAGCTGCGTTATTACCTCTAAACTCGATGTTGCCTAAACTGTCGTTAGCAGCAGGTGACGCAGAGTTTCGATAAAGCACTACATCAGGCGCAGTGTCTAAACCGGCATCACTGTTTTCAATGATGACCTGATCGGTCGTATCAGTGCTAAATAAGTGCAGCTGGGCTGCTGCCGTTCCAGTGCCAAGCTGAAAGCCTGCAGTCGTAAACTTAGCGACATAGCTACTGTTTGCGGTAATTGCAATCTCATTGGCTGCGCTGCGATAAAAACCAGTAGTGCTCCCGTCAGCAAGAAAACTGATGGCAGGAGTCGCTTCCGCTCCATCTGGTGCAGCCTTGTGAATAACGCTGAACTGTATCTGTTTATTTTTTAAAGCACTGTCAGCCTCATCAGCATCTACAGCAAGAAAAACGTCATCAGCGGCAGGCGCTGTTAATGAATTTAGCTGCGTAATTTTGCGATCAGCCATCAACCAGCCTCCAAGGTTTCAATGCGAGTGGTAAGAGCAGCAATTTCAGCAAAAGCTTCTTGCAAAGCAGCAGTCAGCAACGGCACAAGCTTGGCTTGGTCAATGCCTTGGTAGACAGGCTTGCCTGCACTGTCTACTTCGTCTTTAGTGCCTGTAATTGCTTCGGGTACAACTTCTGCAACCTCATGCGCCATGAAACCATCCACAGTCGTAGCCGGGTCAGCTACAAAATTAAATCGATTAGCCTTAAGTTGACTGAGCCTAGTCTTACCATTAGTTAAAGCAACAACATTCTCTTTCAAACGGTAATCAGAACTAGTGCTAAAAACAGTAGAAGTGTTTGTAACGCTGATAGCGCCAACATTCTGTGTGGCATATCGAATGCCAACAACCGAGCCCGTAGTTGTATGCCGATTCAACACAAGACATTGCCCAAAGTTGCCAATGTTTACTCGGCCTGAATCTGTAAACTGAATTCCATTTACATTATTTTCGACCGGGTTTGAAGTTATGTTCCACAGCAGTGAGTGACCGCCTTCGTTGGTGGGGAGATTCCCGCCTATCTGCATTCGATATACGCCATTAGTCGCAAATCCAATGGTGTCTGCAGCATACCTGTAAATTCCAGTATTAGTATCAGACGCAAAATTCAAGCTTGGCGTCGCAGCACTGCCGTCTGGCGTGGCAAACGTACCATCAAGCCCACGCAAGGCAATCCAGTTGCTATCGGCACCGTTCCTTATCTTTAGCTGATTGGCTGTTGTATCTGCCCAAGTCTGGTACGCATACGTCGTGGTTGGGCTTGTTGGCCCACTGTGATTCGTGAAAAGGGCTGCTAGCTGGTTGTTGATGTCGCTACGGACAGCAGCACCACTACCGTTTGCAACTACACCGTCAGCTTGCGCCATGACAATCCTTAGCTCTGCTGTGTACCATATCCTATCGCAGTATACTGAAAATCCTTATTTAGCACACGCCCGTCACTAGCCTTAAAAACGATACTAAAACCTGTTGCAGTTGGCTCCGATAAAACGTAATAATCACCCGCACCAAGGTCAAACGCTGTGATGCCTACCGTCACCTTGGTATCGCCATCGGTATAGAACGCATTTTGGAACGTAACCGGATAGCCAGATGCCGATGTTCCAGACTGAAAAGTAGTACTGTTTTCAGTACGACGTTCAAACCGCACCGATACGCCTAGCTGATCAATAATTGGGGTTTCATCGACGTTTTCTGTTGACAACACAGCTTTAAATTGGAATGATCTGCCAACATATCCATTGTTCTCTAATGGCACCCAATCTTCAAACAAAAGATCAGACTCTTGCTTTACGTTGCCGCCGTCTTCAAATTGAATCTTATCTCCATTCTCCTGCACGTTGTCTGAATCCGTAACGGCTGCATTTGACTTACGAAAATACAGTTCGACATTTGTATCATCAGGTATGTCACCGTCAAAATCTGTCCATGTATCTAAAAGCTCAATACGATCGTCAATCAACGCATTTAAATACAATGCCCTGGTGAAAAGAAGCCTGCTAAGACGAACGCTATACACCGCACCAAGATCAATGACCTTTTGAAAAATGTACTCACCACTTGTAAACTGCGTGCCGAAATGATCGTCAACAGTTCTTGCAAAGGCATCGAGACTAGCTATAGCGTCAAACGACGCATCTCCATCAAAAATTAACCCGTCATACTCGCTGCTATAAAACACATTAGTTTTCTGCCCTGGAAACTCACCTGGAGAAGCATCTTCACGCACCACTTCAAAATTAAACCGTGGCAAAGGATCTGGAACGTTTACTACGGCGCTTACTGCGTTTTGACTGCGCTGCTTCTGCTCATTAACAAACTTGATAAGGTATTCGCCATTCATCAAAGGCAGTACAGCAGATGTGGTTCGTGCTTCAACCTTGCGTATCAGAACACTGTTAGGCCACGTTCCAGTGCCATCTGTTTTTGCGCTATGGCGTATGTGTGCAACAAAGTTAGTAAGTTTTTGACCATCCGTTTCAGCAGCCCAACGCAGAACAACTTGATCGTCACCCATTACCTCAATCGACACATCTTCTGGATCAGGCGGCAAAACAACAGTTGTTGCGCCACTACTGACTAGTTGGCTGGTGTTCACAGCCGGTACTTCTTTCGCTACCGCAACAAACTCAGATTTTAACTTTTTAGGCTCAAAACCAACCGCTCTAACTTTTGCCTCTAGGGTTACACCAGGGCTTAAATTAGTATCAATATCAATTGAACTATTTGTTGTAGGAACCCTAATAAAGTTTCCGCTTCCAATTCTGTACTCAACCTCAAAATGGTCTACTGGCGCAGATGGCCCCCTTGTCCAAGATATTGTGGCGCGAAGTTTGGCATTAGTACTATCGTCGATTGGTTCATAAAAAATACTGACATTGCTGGGTGCATCTGGCTTAGTACCGTAAAAGAATGGTGGTGCAAGTTCTACAGGAGAATTTGGATCTTCTACAGCTGTATAAATACCGTCCTGGTGCTTGACACCTGTAATCGAATAAACTCCTGCTTCGCCTTCAACGACAGACAAACAACGATATTTAACGAGCTTTGCAGAATCGTTTCTAATTGCATACAAAGCATTGTCAGGTGGTATTTGCAAAAAGCTGGGAGACACGTTGATTCGTGTACCGCTATGGCTTTGGATAGGCTGAGTCTCTATTGTTCCATCTGGCATCACCACGGTTAACTTATTATTGGATCCGCTAGGCATTGACGCTGTCTGGTCAATGTTTACGAACCCTTCTCCCGCTCCAACAATGCGGCCTGCAAGACGCACACCAAGACGCATCTCGTCGGATACCTCAAAAACTTGCCCAGGCAAAACGTTTAATCCTTCAAGACCTACGGAAAACGTGATCGTGTCGTCATGCAGTTTTTCAGACTGCATAATCCACCGCCCCATGCGTTGTGCCTGAAACTTGGACGTGCAGCCAAATGCAACAACAGTTTTTTCCTGTATACCGTATTTATCTATTAACTTACGATCCTCAACAATCATAAAATTAGATCTATAAAAATTATCTGGGTCGTTATAGCGAACACGAACTCGGGTGCTGCGAGTTTTAAGGGATGATCCGCTATAAACAAAACTACCGTCAACTACATTTGAGTTGCTGTAGACGTGTACTGGTTGGACATCGCCTTTTCCCAACTCCCCATGATCTGCAGCAACCTGTACGTTGTCTGCCTTCCAAAACAACATGCCTCGAAACACGCTGGCCATGTCTTGCAGAACATTAAAGGCTTCTGCTTGCGAGCCAAGAACAGTGTTCACCGCAAACCGAGGCTCCTGCTTACCATCTTCCGTTTCTACAAGCTCATTACAGTATTTTGATAGCTGAATTAAATCAACCCAGTTTAAATTTGATTTGCTGATAAAATCGCCCGCTCCATAACGCTTGTTAGTTAGTAAATCGTAAAAACAACAAACTGGACACGTAGTGTAAAATCTACCTGTTTTTAAACTACCATCAAAAATAACACTATCGTCAAACTCTAGATACCCGTGTTTTGTGTGAGGTGTTGCATTTGATGGAATTTTAACCCTTAAGCCCCTAACCTCATACGCTCTTGCGGGCAGCGTACTATACTCTTCTGCATCAATGCTAAGGAACATAAGTGCAGTGTTTGGATAAGCTGTCTTAACAAGCTTTCCAAGAGTTATACTTGTAAAAAATATTTCATCAGCACGCTTGCTTTGCAAAGAAGTATTTTGTGGCAAATCTTTTAAATCTGTATTTTTTATTTCAAACGCTTTTTCAGGTGTGTCAAATCTAAGCTTTTTTACTCTAATTTTGCAGGGACGTTTGTACCCACGAAGATCTATTTCGTTGGTCTGTATTTGGTAAGGAGTCGTTGTGATCCCTTTAATAACATTTTTTTCGTTAAGTCCCTTTGCTTCTATGTCTAGTGGGTCGTACTTGCCGCCCTTTTGTTTTATTTCTACCAATAACTTTATTCTTGCAAAAAACAACTGCCCTCTAGCTATACCTTCTGGAGCAACACAGAAAAGTTTGTTGACTGTAAAAAGTAATTTAACGAAATCAACTGTTTCATCCGGGATATCAATAATAACTTGACCCTCTCCATACATTCGCTCCGTGACCAAGTTATTAGCATCAACTTTTTCCTCGTAGCTGTGCCCAATTTGCCTGCCTATAGACTGAATTTCAGTTGCAGCATCAGCAAAAGCTGAAAAACCGAGACTTTCTTTGAAATCTAGCTGGTCTTGCGTACCGTCTCGCTGCCTAATAACTACGTTTTTCTTTGTTTGTTCAAATGTTACCGCTGTTTCATCAAGGAATACTCCTTTGCGATGATGAACCAATCCTTCGATCGGACCTTCACCGATTGCATCGACGAGCTTAAGGTTAGTCTTAGAGTGCAGAGACATAAACGTTACAGGAGATCGTAGCCGTAGCCTTGGAGCGTAAACGTAGCCTCATCATGCACTTCAGCGTCGATTATTTCAACCTCTAATTTTACATCCTCCCCATCGCTTACCGCTGGCATCTCAAGCCGATTTCCGTAAATCACTTTTTGAGTTTCGTTCACAAGACCTTGTATTGTAATTCGCGCTGATGCCACCTTAACATCCGTTCCAGGTTTTTTTAAAGTAAGACTTATTTCATAAGTAATAAAACCATCTATCTTGGTAGTTCCTTTCTTATTGATAAAATCATACAAACCGTTGTTAATTTCAAAAACTACGTCTAATCGTTTTCTTAGGCGCTCACCATCAGACGCTTCGGCATCTTTCTTATATGGAAGTGTTTTGTCTGAATAACTATCACCGTTTTCGTCGCCGTCCCGGCCAATAATTTGTTTGCTTTCATTGGGCCCAAAAGTCTTGTTGATTTTTACTTTTGCGCGATTGACACCGGTATTCGTTGTATTGACCTGAGGTGAGTTTGTTTTGCCAGCCCTTCGACTTTTAATGCCGCCACAGTCTTTTAGTTCAGTTGTTAATTTATCTCCGTTAATTGTCAGAGTGTTTCTTGTAGGTTTTTGTGTAGCAGCTTTTAACGGGTCAGAGTCATCTGATACATCAAGACTTGCTGCAAGTACATGACTGCCTGTAATGACACGACCGTAAATTACAGGCAAAGTCGCTCCTGTTCCAGCAGTGTTGACAGGTCCAGTAAACGCATACGACTGCTTGCCTAAACCTCCTCGCGTTATACCTTCAGGACCAGAACTGCGCACATTAGTTCCCTCACCCCTAATTCTGCCCGCCGATAACTGTGGCTGTGGCGAAATTAGGCTTGCAACACCGCCAAAAAGCAGACTTGTGCCCACAGAACCTATAGCTACAGATGCGCCGGCTGTTAGAAAACCCGTTCCCGTTGCTCCTAAAAACCCACCGACACCGGTTGGAGCAAGAATAATCGCTGCAGCGACCAAGCCGACACCGGCCAGCACTTGACCTACGCCGTTTCCCCCCGCACCACTAACC